GTTGCATATAGTTATCAACTTCTTGAGGTGGGATATTACCTACATCTATTTTAAAAATACGACGTTCTGGAGCGCGCATAATACGTTGTATCAACATCGCATCTTCCATTAACGTTAATTGTTTAAAGATTTTACGTGCCGGCTCAATCATTGACTTACCGTAGGGTAGGAAGTTTGTATCGGATAACAAACGGAAGTGAGCAATTTGAAAACTTTCAAATTCTCTACGGTTTGCTTTACTATCAAAGTTAGCATATGTGCCATTAACACCTTCAATAACAAATCGATATGCATATGGCTGTTCTGGATCATAACCATCTTCACGACGTACTTCGTATGCTGAAAGTGGCGTTACGTTAATAACACCTATTTCGTCTTCAAGATCTAAATATAAAAAGAAGTCACCGTATTTACATGCATTACGAATCCATGGCCATAAGTTGTAATCGATATTCAAAATATCGTAGAACAAGTTATGTAACACTTTACGTATGTCATCATTTGAAGTTGAAATCGTAAGTGTATCCCCATCAGCATCTTTTACTGTTGATTCATCTGCGTAAATATCTAAAGCTGATGAAATGATTGGATCTAAGTCCATTGCTTCGTAATCAGAGAAGAGTTCTGTCTTTGATTGGTGAAAGTTATACGTTTGATTATATGTAGCGTAACCAGATTGACCTCTATGTAACCCAGTAAAACGATCAATATAACTATTACTAGATAACGCGCCGTTCGACTGCAGTCTGTTAGTATCAATTGCTTTAACTCTGTTTTTAGCAATTCGTCTAACTACTACGTTTGTGGAAAATAATCTGCGTAATCTACCCTGTAAAGAAGTATCTGCCATATCTATGTTTATTTATAAATATTAGCGTAACCACGTTAAACTTTCATTCCCTCCAGGTGTATTCCATTTCCATGAATCATGCTGTTGCGTCTGGCCTATAGTATAAACGCCTTGACTCGTTGATTTACCAAAGTGATTTAAAGCTTTACGTGATAAGTCCATACCTTGTTGTTTTAATCGTAGTGCCGTATCTCTTATCCAAAGTGCAATAGCAAAACTCATTACTAAGTCATCATTATAACCACGTTGTGCTTCTGCTCTAGAACCGTTCCAAATAAACATAAACAATTCATTTGTCAAACGTTTACTTTTTATAACAGGCGTCTTTTCACGCATATATGTTTCTAGCTTAGATATAGCTAACGGTCTAGTCTTTGCTGTGGTAGAGAATCCTGGTACCATATCAGACTTATTCTTTAAATCGTATCCCTTAGCTAAGTGTATATTTTCATCAATATAAGCATCTTGTCTATATGAATAGTATAGATTACTGTAACCACGATCAATAGCTATTTGTATTACTGCCCATCCAACGTTAGCATTTTCAATTACTAGCAATGCGTTATTATAATCGGTAGCTACAGATACAAGCATATTACCGTACTCAGTTGTACCAATTTTACCTTTATATTCAGCTACTTGTGTTAAGTTATCGATATCAATAACATGAAATGCGGAAAAGTCAGTACTGTCTCCGCGCGCTACGTCAGCTACTACCGCATAATTCTTACTGTAATCAGGATATTCCCATATCCAATAGTTAGCATCAAATCCTCGTTTTTCAGTTGGATCTGTTACATACGTTTGTTCATACCACTGAATGATAGGACCGTCAACTACTGTATGACCAGACGCAATAAAGTCACAATCACATTCTTGTGCTGCTCCCTTTTCGCCTAGCGCCGCTGTTTGTTCTTCGCGCCAAGTTTCATCACGATCTGGGTGTACAGTCCAATGTAATTTGATCGGGTGAAAATGTCCACCTTCTTCTGCATCAACCCATGTCTGATGAAACCAGTTACCAGTACCGTTAGGCGTTGAAAGTGCAATACATCCACCACCAGTTGCTAATGTTTGTTGTGCTGATTTCCATAACTCATCGATATTACGTATAAATGCAGCCTCATCAATAATTAGTAATGAAAGTGCTTCAGAACGTCCTGATGTACCTGCACTAGATACAGCTTTAATTTGTGAGCCGTTTTTAAACCGCAATGATAATTTATTATCTTCTATCGTTTTACCTTTTAACCACGTCGGTAAGTTTTCATGCATCACACGAACTTTAGTTACAAGATTTTTAGCTACATCTTGTGTCGTAGCAATAACAAGTATATTAAAGTCTTGTTTGAAAAGCATGCACCATAATGCGTAGCCGGCAGATAGGGTTGATATACCTAACTGCCTTGACTTTAAGATAATACTATATCGATTGTGTTGCAAATCTCGCAATACATCTTCTTGGAAAGGATATAAGTGAAAATAAATTTTACCTTTTTTCGGATGCTGTATAATACAGTACTTTTTCATGAAGTGTACTGGATCGGTAGCACATTTTTTATATTCGTCAGCAATTATTTCTTTGAGCGATTTTTGTGCCATACATAGCCTTTATAACCATTTTATTTTACTACTACTAAATATGTAACTACACCCATTAAAGTATACGTACATATCTTATAGATTCTAGATTCTTTTTTAAACTGTAACTTTAAAGATTCGTTAACGGCATTTTCTTTTGTTTTTGTCTCTAACATTGATTTAGCATTTTCGTATGAACGGCTCATTTTTAATTGAGCAGCCTGTGCATTTTTAGCTTCTGCTTCATAACGATCTCTTTCTTTGTTAGCATCATTAATATCTACACGTAACTTATAATTTTCATACTTAAAATCTAAAGCTTGTAGTTTGTATATTTCTTTCCATTGAAACTTAGCCAACGTAATTAGCTCTTGTTCATTTGTAAGAAATACGCCCGGCTGATCTTTATAAATTACTCTTAATACTTTACCAAGTTCAGCCGTGTCAGGCATTAATACAGTTGTTGTATCAATTAGTGATTTAAGCTTAGTCGTATCATTTAATACGTTGTTCTGACTTAGTAAGTTCTGATTTCCAGATACTATCCCTAGTAGCAGTACTAGCATTAGGAAGAATTTGAATGATGTCTTCATATCTTTTTATCTTTTTATTTGTTAAACGTTTAACTAACTCTAGTTCTCTATCTCTATATAGTTTAGCAGTAGCCATTGAGTCTGAAAAAGTTTTTAGTTGTAGTTGTCTGTATTTAATAGAGTCTGTCGTTTTTTGTAACGAATCATCTACCTGTTCTTGACGTAGCACCTCATTGAGTTCCGTAATAACTTTGTTTTGGTGCTTTAATACAAAAATACCGATAATAATAGTAAGAACTAATACAGTAATTACTACTAATCGAAATATGTTAATTCTTAATTCCATAGCGTGTTATATGTAAATTTTTAGTTAATGGTCTAACTTTTTTGTGAAATCCATCGCCTTCTCTTCCACCGGCGTCGTTAGTATTGCCTTCATAAATTATAGCATTTTTTTCTCTCACTGTTTTTATCAGGCCCGTATGTCCAATGCCTTTATAACGTTTACGGTCGCCTTTAAATCTTTCATATGAAAGACTCATAACTAATACGTCATCTTCTTCGTACGTTTGTTTAAATCTACCATTAGTATATATAACGTCTTTTTTATTATACGATGTAGGCGACCAACCAGTAACGTTGTTCGGAACATCGCAATGGTCTAACAAACCTTTAACCATAAATGAACACCAAGCTAGTCCTGGACTCCAACCAGCGTCTTCTAACATTTGTTTTAATTCTTTATTAGTAAAGTCTCTATTGTTACCACCCCTTTCAACCGTACCTACAAACTCTTCGCTCTTATCCATCAAACAAACATATGGCGCATACGTATCCGTATCAGTCGTTTCAGATTCTTCTGATTTGTTTTTTGTAGGAGTATCTAATACCGAGTTTATTATCGATACATCTGTAACTCCATACCCCCCTGTTATATTGCTCGGAATATCAGGATGAACACAAGAAACTGTAAAAAGTAAATAAATAAAAAGGTATATACTTTTATCCATGTTGGTAATTGTTTATAGTCATCTCTAATAGATGATGTTTTTGAATAGAAGTATTTGTAAATACCTCTAAAGTTGAACCACATTCCTAACTGTATAAATCCATTTGCTAATATCATTATAACTGTTGCTAACATGGTTTTATGTATCCACTCTGTCGAATACATCGGGTCGTTAAAAGCTAGTTCCTGAACATATCCATACCCGTAAAATAAAAGCATAGATAATGGAAAACTCCAAACAAAGTCCCAAAGTTGTATTCGTCTAACGATTTCTTTAAAGTTAAACTTTAACGTTATATGTTGTTTAAACCACTCTTTCATATACTACTTTATACATCTTTAACGTTACCTAATATACTTAACAAACCACTAATGCCTCTTGCATCATTAGCTAAAGCTCCAATCGATTCAGCGCCGCCGGAAACTGTGTTAACTGTTTTAGCTGATGTAAGTCCGATATCGGCTAATGAAGTAATACCGGTAACATGTTGTACACTATGCCATAAATGCCAGCCACCGTACACCACCATCACTAGTGCATAAAATACATCAGCTAAATGTTCTAATTTATGTTCGTCCGATAAAAACTTATACACCTTTTGTGATTTATCAGTCGGTATACGTTTAGCTATCGATCGTACTGCTTTCAAAATACCTTTAAAGGGCGTTACGAAAACATGATGTATTTTTTCAGCAACTTCTTTTGAACGTTTACCCATTTCTGAAAACTCATCCATTGGTTCAAAATCTGTATTGCCTTGCTTAATCATAGCAGCTACTTGTTTATTATATGCATCGATTTCAGCACGTTCTTCCGATGTATATTTAGTATACTTAGCTACTTTATTTAATAGCCATCCAATCATCTTTA